GGCCGACCGAATCCGACGATCTCTTTGCCGATAAATCTGCGCTTGATCATTACCATTCCGCCATTACGCTGATCACCTGTGCCGGATGTATTACCTTCCACGCAGATCACTGAAGTCGAGCCGGCTTTTACTACGATGCCAATATGTGAAATCCGATCGATGCCGTCATGTGGAAAATCCATGAAGCATAAGTCGCCGACTTGCGGCTTCGTTTCAATCCAGCGACCAAGATCTTTCATCTTATTCGCTCCGGCAGCTGTTGAGACCATCGATGGAATCTTGATGCCAGCTTGATCCGCGCACCAATTAACGAACGAGCCGCACCACGGCAATCCATCGGCTTTCATGAATTTTCCGTACTTGGTCAGATTGTCGCCTTCTTCAATCGTGCCGACTTCTGCGAGTGCCACTTCGATGAGTCGAGCAGCTGTGCCAGTTGGATAGGTCATTCAGCCGGAGTCTCTTCGATAATAACTGGAGCAATAAATTCATCTTTGACTTCATCGTATCGATCGCCAATTCCTGCGTACTTGCCACGCATGTTTGAGTTATACGATGTCTGAATCCAAGTGCCACCGAGTCCTAAATCCTGAGCCAAGAATTCTTGTCCACGGTGTTCTTGAGAGTTATCTACAACCAAGACACGCAAGACAAATCCGTCTTTATCTATTTCTGCAAAATGTGCCATTTCATTTCTCCTTAGTAAAAGATAACTACGATGCCAGAGCCGCCGTTGCCGCCTGCACCTGATGTGACCGATGTTGTTGATGTTCCTGACTTTTGTGCAGAGCCACCGCCACCGCCACCACCACCTGTATTAACAGCAGCAGCGCCACCATCACCAGCAGTTGTTGTTGCATTTGTTGTTGATATTGCTCCAGCGCCACCAGAGCCACCGCCGCCCACGCCGCCGCCGGCAGGAGTAAAAGTAAATGTGTTTGTATTTGTAATTCTTTGACCAGCGCCACCGCCACCGGCAAAACCAGCGTTTGATGATGTTCCTGCAACTCCTAAAGTTGTTCCTGCTGCCGCTGCTGAACCATTTGCTCCAACTGTACCTGTTTGATTAAATAAATTTTTCAGAGTAATAAATGCTGGGCTGAGAGGCCCATTGTTGCCATCACCACCTGCGCCGCCGCTTTTCTGAATTATTGCATTCCCAATCGCCGAACCGCCAGCGCCTGCCAAAGACCAATCAACTCCAAGTTGACCACCAGCAGCCGCATTTGAGTCAAAACTTGATGCAGTTCCTACTGCTCCGGCAAGCCCGTTAGTTGTTGTGCTAACCGAAGTCCGAGCAGCGCCACCTGTACCACCTGCTCCAATTGTAACTGTAATTGATGCCGCTGGAGTAACTGTATAAAATGGATCATAACTTATTCCACCGCCACCGCCACCGCCACCGGCTGAGGATTGAGTTGCGGCTGTGACTGTAATGCGACCACTACTTCCACCGCCACCGCCACCTACAACATAATAAGCGCATTTAGTAATTCCGGCTGGCACTGTCCACGTTCCTGAAGATGTAAATACTTGGTAATTTGCGTATCCGCCGCCTTGAGGATTAGCCCATTCGGGAGCAGTCGCACCTGAATTGACTGTTAATACTTGTCCAGCAGTTCCCAATGCTAGACGTGTATTCGTGTTTGCAGTAGATGAACGATATTCAATATCGCCCAGAGTCGTCGATGGATTGAGATTCTTTGTCGTAGTATCAATTGATGATCCCAAAGTACGAATCGCAGCTGCTCCTTGTGCGACGAGATCTGTGTCGTCCGGTGTGACCCACGAATAGTTCGTAGTCGTTGCCATTTTTGCTCCTTTTCTAGGCCACTATTGTGGCATCTATCCATTCCAGTGTCGGTGATATTGTTGCCCATGTCTCCAAAATTGACACGTCTTCCCACTTTGTATATTGCAAGCTGTAAGCCACCGGAGACAGATTGGCCGTCAGTGAGAGTCGGTTGTATGAAGCCGAGAATGTCCATCCCTCGACGAATCCTTGAAATGTGCCGCCAAGCATATTGGCCGGTAAGTCCAGAATATCGACCGGCAAGCCCATAAATATCTTGATTAAATCATCGCGATCTGCATCATCAAGCTCTGGATTTGTGAGCTCATAATTGATGGACTTGAAAATGTCCGATGGATAGGCACGAAGCGCAAGATAAAATTCAGCTTGGCTTAGAGCGTCGGCTGAATTGTGCAAAGTCGTCGTGACGATATAGCCCTGTTGGCCATATATTGCCGCTGAAGTTACGTCGATGGCAGATTGCTCAGCTGAAGAAGTCGCGTTGTATTTGACTGTCACTGAATTGCGGAGATCGCCAGTTCGTCGAGCTACTGAAAGTCCATTGGCAAGCGCGTCATTGGCTGAAAGTTCGGTGTAGCCATTAGCTGCCAGATATTGAACGCGATGAGTGCTGTCTGCATAGCAGATTCGACCTTGGCCGTCTTCGTATAAATAACCAAATCCCGATATGGCCAGCCCTGTGACGATGTTTAAGACTGTTGCGCGGCTTGATGCTCGCGCCGCCAGCTCGTAGTCTCCTGGTCGATCTATCTCGCCAAGTCCAGTATTTTGCGCGTCAAGCCATTCAGTGGTCGGATCATAAGTTGCCCATGTCAAAGCCGGCGGCACTTCATGCCATGATGAAAAAAGGATTGGATATAAAATGTCATAAATCTGGTCGCCGTCATTTTCTTTTGGAAGCACACCATCTGTTAGTATCTTTGCAAGCTTGGCAAGTGCTCCCATCGCTGTGATTTTGATTGATTGCGTAATCATGATTGATCCAGCACTACGCACACTTTGAGTTATGTCTGTGACGAATCCGCCGAAGATTGGCACGAGTGTACCTGTGGAATCTTTAACCTCGATTGTTATCTGATCATTCAAATCCGCTGCAATACTCAAGCCTTCGTCAAGATTGATAATTTCAACGGAGCAATATCCGGCAGCTGGCTGAACGTAAAAGTCTTTCCGTCCAGAAGTGACTGAAAGATTGGCCAAAGTTATGTCTGTGTAATCGATTCCGGCGATTGTGATTGACCAGACCGGAGACCAGTCGCTCATCGGTCGTAAGCTCCCACTGTGGAGCTAATACCGCCACGAGCGAGCGAGTCTTGGAATATCTGCTCGACCGCGCGAGCTGCGCCCTCTGGATCGCCCACGACGCCCATGTTTATGGTCACAGCCATACCGCCTCCGCCAGCTTGCCCTGCTCCTGCTATGCCGCCGTAATTTCCAGACCCTACATTGTATTCCCTAGGCATAAGTTGATCGACTAACTCTTGCAATCTTGCCGCATCAGCTTGTAATTGATCCAAAGCGCGTTGATTTGCACTACCTCCACCACCGCCGCCACCAGAAGAACCTCCTCCGCCTCCTCCAGATGTACCACCGCCGGAAGAAGTGCCACTACCACCGCCGCCAGATATTGCCGGAGGTGTGCCGCCAGTTGCAAAGCCGCCTCCACCGCCACCACCACCGTCGCTACCGCCAACAAGTGCATTTGCTCCAGCTAATACGGCAGCACCAATCGCCACAGCTGCAACACCGAGAAGCGGATTCAGTGCGAATGCTGAAGCAACACCGGCCACGATTGCAGAAGCTTTAAGAGCGTTATACACGGCGATAAGACCTTTCACAGCAGCGATAGTTGCAGTGACTCCAGCGGAAATCTTTGAGACGACAAATATGCCGGCGATTATTCCACCAAGAACGATGAGCTCATCTTTGAAGCTGATAACTGTCTTGATAAGACCTTTGACATTTTCGCCCCATTTGAAAATTTGTTTTTGTGATTCTGTGAGACTGGCTTTTAAGCCTTCGTCTCCAGTAAGACCGCCGATAAATGCGTCCAGAGCTGGCACGAGAGTCTCAAGCACGAAAGTCGCAAGCTGCTCGGCCACCGGAAGCAAAGCCGCGCCGATTGCTTCTCTTGATTCGTCAATCGCAATTGACATCGATTTGAATCGAGCTTCAGCTGTTGCAGCTTGATTCTCTGAAAAATTTCCGTACGTCTCTGTAAGTTGCTTGACGATTTCATCATTAGAAGCTGTCTTCAGATAGTTTTCATCGAGTCCAAGACCAAGCTTCTTTAGAGCTGTATTCGATCCTTCGTTGGCCTTGGCAAGCGCATTCGTGACGGTTTCCAGTGACTTACCACTGGCGGCACTTAGGTCAAGCGCAAGCGCTAAAAGATCCTGTGACTCTTTTACGTCTCCGGTGCTTCTCGCCAACCTAGCTAGAGCCGGACGAATTTCGTCGTCCGTCACAGCTGCGGCGATGGATGTCTGTGTGACGTAGCGATCGATGCCGGCTATTTGTTGAGCTGTCGCATCTGTTGTCGCTTTGATTGTATCTGCAAGCTTCTGCTGAGCAGCTTGATCTTGTGCGGCAGCTTTAACGGCTGAGACTGCGAATGCTGTGAATGCTGCGCCGGCGGCGGCGAATGCGAGAGCTGCCTTCTTGCCGAAGTCTGCGACACGGCTGCCAAAGCTTTCGACTTCACCGGTTGCGCTTTTGACTCCCTTTTTTAATTCATCAAGATCCGCGTCGAAGGTTATCTTGACTTTTGGAATTCCGGCCATTACGCAAGCCCCACTCTCTTCGCGACTTCTTGAATGAGCTGGCTGTATTCACGCGCCACTACTGGCACGTAATAATCGACGGCTGGATTGATCCAGTATCCGCTTTTCTTTACCGGAGTATTGAATCGGTTGGTGTATTTACGGCCGATGGAATCTTCGCCGCCATGTCCGCCGAATTCCGTTCCCCATAGAAGAGCACCGGCTGGAGCTTGTTGCTGACGCACTTTAGTCTTTCCATTCTTTGAAGTTTCGCCGCCCCATTTACGACCGACCTTCTTTGATCCACCTACATCGACGCGAATGAGACGATCGCGTGGTGTTGAGATTGTTTGTGCAACGAGACGAGTCTGTGGAGCTGGAGCGCCATGTGAAAACATAAGAAGCTGACCAGCGAGTCTCTTTGAAAGGAATTGAGCACGATCGCGAATTTCATCTTGCGATTCTTTTGGCAGAGCTGAAAGAAGAGAGAAGAGCTGTTTAAGTTCGTATGGCTCGACTTCGATGCGGAAGACGCCTCTGCCTTCTTTACCTCTGAGAGCTGCCATTTCTTTTCTCCAGAATCTCGATTGCTGTGTACACGTCTTCCGATGTTACGAATTCGCTCCGAGGCTGGCCTGTCGCGATGGCCAGCTCCCAGAGCATTCGATTCACACTTCCGACGTCGTAGCTTTTGGGCTTGAGTCACCGACTTTGATGTCTGAGACTCCTTCTGCCCATGCTTCGAACGGCTTGACCGGCTTGCCAGCAGCTTCGCGCTTCATAGCGTGATACGCCAAGAAGAGAAGATCCGCGACTCCGATCTTTTCTTGCGCTTGGCTGATGGTGTTGCCTGTTTTCTGCTCCCACTTCATCCACTCCGGTGGAGCGCTTGTGTAGGTAGCTTCTTCGCCGTTCGAGTATTGAATTGTGATTGGTAGTTTCATTTCATGCTCCCGATTCTTTTAGTTTAGAAAGTTTCTGACGGTGTTCCCACCACTGTGAATGATAGCGATACTGTCTGCGCGCTTGGTGCTGCACCGCCGACGCTTGGGAATACTGGCATCACATTGAATGCGAACACCGCTCCGGTTGCCGCTGTGAGTGAAGCTGCAAGTGTTGTGTTCGGTGCTGTTTCGCAAGCTGTCCAGAGAGCTTCGCAAAGTGATGAAGCTGCGCCCCAGTCTGCAAGCATTTCAACATCGAAAGTCCACTGGTCATCTATGTGACGGTAGGCTTTTCCATCGAGTGTCTGATATACATCGATAGTTGGTGCGTTGGTAAGAATTGCAGATGTAGCTTGTGCATCGTAATTTACCGTGGCGATCGTCAATACTAGATCGCGTCCGGTGATGACGGTCGTTGGCATTTTGGTGCTCCTTTAGTTGGTTTGTTGGTAGCGAGTAGTGACTTCGATTTCGGCTGCCAAGACTTCAGATCCCGAAGCGAGAAGCTGCGGAGTCGGATTCGAGATGTTGCCGATTTCGTATCCAGCCGGCAAAGCGGCCAGAATGCTGATGATGAGTTGCTCGATATTGTCGAGTGAAGCTGCGTTGGAGTAAGAAGCGACGCCGACCACGATCATGAGATTGACCTTGGTGCGCACGGCTGTCTTTGTAAATACTTCGATTTCAAGATATGGATTCATCGGAAGCACCGCTGCGAATGGCACGATCGGCGACTCTGGAATGACGTCGTAGACGTTAGCTGTGATTGATGCGAGCTGAGTCTTTAACACTCCACGGACATCGACGGCAATTGATGACGCTGGCACTATTGCACCATAGTCTCAACGTCGAGATACGGCTGAAGCAAAGCTGAGACACGATTGAGAAGACTTCTTCCCATTCTGTACGGAGTGCCGGCAAAGTCCACACCTTCAATCTGGCCGCCGGCAGCTGTACGACTTTGGAAGATTTCAATAGAGACGGCATACATCGCGCTCTCAATCGCTGGAGTCGCTGCATAGAGTTGAGCCGCGGAATATCCTGAGAGAGTAGCTGTGCCATTAGGAATGATTGGACGGCGTGTGACGTCTGCATTCGTAATAGCTGCCGTGAAATAGAAGTCCGAAACTTTGACGACTGTGTGAGTCGCTGAGAATGGCGCTGGAAGTCCAGCCACGACGACGGATTGTCCAATGACGAAATTGTGTGGACGTGGTGTGTAGAAGTAGGCCACGTTATCGCTGAGTTCATAGCTATCGACTGCAACTTGATTCTGAGTCAATAACGGCAAAATGACATTCTCTCCCGAATCGATTATCTGATCGAGATAGCTGTCACTGTAGAGAGATGAGCTCACGCCTAAGACGGATCGCAGTTGTGACGCTGTGATAATTGTTGGCATGAGCCCATCCCTTCCTACTGCTCGACCGCCTTCGGGAGCGACGACGGTCGATGATTGGTTTTACTTATTGTTACGGAAAGCTCCACCTGCAAGCTTGACGGCGCAAGCTCCGAATGAATACACACCGACGGCGATTGATCCGTCAGCTGTTGATTCCGCACGGAGTTGGTAGTTTGTTCCTTCGTACCATGTGTAAGCCTCTGGATTGACGATGATCATTGATCCGTCATCTGATCCGGCTGGAGCTGAGAAGTCTGCATACAAATCAAGACCGGCGATATTGCCGCGAAGTGATGTTGGTGAGACGTTACCAGCTGCGTTCATTGGTTGAGCTGCGTTGTAGATTGGACGTCCAGCGTCGTTTAGTGACATCGCGTTCGCCCATTGGCTGCTTCCCATAATGATGTTTGTTGCGAAGCGTTGTGTGTTTGTATAAACAGAAGCAGCTCCACGAGATACATATTGTAGAAGCTCTGGAGCTGTTGGAAGTGCTGCAAGTGTTGTGCCATCGATTGTCGCATTCGCAACAAGTATTCCGTTGACATAAGCATTCTGCGCTTTAGCCATGGCAGCGACCATATTTTTCAATAGCTCGTCATAGAACAAAGGGCTAGTGCGTGTCAAAAGCTCCACTGAAAAATTCTGCTGACCAGCGAACTTCTGAATCGAAACCGGAATGAATTCTGACTCCATATTTGTGTCAGAGAATGCATCGCCTTCTGCTTCGATTGCAACTGTTGGCACAACTGTAATCTTTGGAATCTCGAAAGTCATACCGGCATCTGGAAGAGTACCGCGTGAGATTGCATCGATTGACGGACGGATTGTGTTTGATAATCCGTTCACCACCTCAGCGAGCTGGCGAGTTGGCACGAGGCCGGCTGAATCTGTTGTGTTGTTATCTGCTGCCATTACGTACTGACGAGCACTCTCTGATCCGAGTGCAGCGGCTACCTTGTTTTCAAGATACTTTGCAGCTGTGAATTCTAGGCGTGGCTTTGTTGTAAAGCCGCCTAGTGGCTTTGAGTTAGCTGTAACTGACTGAGCGGCTTCTACCGTCTCCACGGCTGAAGCGTCTGTGACGGTGTTTTCCACTTCGTCTCCTTCTGTTGGTATTACATCCGACTCCACGGTGGAATCAGAATTCTCTTTGTATTCTTCGTCTTCTTCTTCGTCTTCTTCGCCCTCTGTAGCTGCGACGTCAGAGACTCTCGCAGATCGGACGGCTGGCTCTGTGACAAGTGCGACGCCTGTGAGCTCGCCCATGAGAACGCGCATTGTGCCGTCCTTCTCCATGACATATTCGTCCACGGCTAATTCGATAGAGAATCCGTCACGTAGTCCGTCCATAGCTTCGGCGATTGCGTCTGATCCGGCTGTCGTGTTTGAAATTTTGAAACTTGCGTCAATTGAATTTTCATTGAGAGTCATTTCGAGAGTCTTGCCAATTGGTCGAGTGCGATCGTGTTCGAGATTGAGCTTGACCGGCGATGGTTGTATTGATCCTTTTGCGAAGACGACTTTGCCGGTTGAAGCGTTGGCTGGCTCTTCGAATGCAACGATACGACCGCTAATGATTCGAGTCTCCGAATCCGCAGCTGTAATCGTCATTGGTGTAGTTAGCTTCATAGCAGCATATCCTCTTCTTCTCTGATTTCGTCAACGCTCATCGCGCCGATTCTGTTAAGTATTTCGTACACTTGCGCGCGTTCGTGTGGATTGCCACGCAAGAAGTCGTCAAGATCGAATTTCACTTCGTTGCCTAATGATGTGAAATCTTGAAAGCTCATTCGTTGCTCAACGATTGACATGTAATTTCTGAAAGCAAAATCGACGAGATCGCGCCTTTTGTCTAAGGCGTTGGAATACGTGAAGCTCGATTGTTGCGAGTCTGTGAAGTAGGCCGGAATTCCACACGCCCTGCTCAATTCGAGCGAAACGTAGTTGCGCCCTTCATTGAGTTGGATGGATTTAGGATCGAAGCCCATTGTCTCCATTGATACATCTGCATTGAGATACACAACTGACTTCTTGCGACGTGCTCCGAATGCTGAAAGCAATTTCGCAACGCGATCAGCTGGCAAAGATGTGCCATTTGATTTGAGAATCATTTGTGGAATTGGATCGACGGCGAAATCCATCGCCGCTTTTTCGAGCGCCGCAGCTGCGCGTATAGTGCGGCCAGCTCTTGAAAGTAGACCCTCATCATTTCCGGCGAATACCACTAAATCGTTTGGATCGATGTATTGTCCATCGACGGAATAGAAGTTGACTTCATATCCCATTCCGTTAGTTGTAATCGTTACGCGCTCCGGTGCAATTCTTTCCATTGCGCGAATTTTTCCTGTGTCTGCATATCTTTCCATGACGCGAGCGAACGCATACGGATGAAAGAAGAGATCTGAAATCATCCAGCTCCAGAATACGACTCCGGGAATTCGTGGATCTGGTTGATTGATCACGCGCGGTTGTGCAACCTTTTCGCCGGTTGCGATGTTGCGTGTCTGCATAGGAAGCGAAGCAATTGTCTGCATGACTGAAAGCGAGCGCGCAATAGTTGGCACACTCATCGCTTCGGCGCGAGTGGCTTGCGTAAATCCTGAGAAGAAGATTGATGATGTTTCGGAATAATATGGAGCGACGCTTGCAGCTTCGACGTCGCTAGAGCTTTGTGGCGCGTTGGTTTTTACCGGTGCGAATCTGTCGAATAATCCCATGTGTGAATTCTAAATGACGCGGTACACCTAGCCCACCATGATGTCAAGATCCGTCTCTGGTCGTGTCGCGAAGTGCGTGACCAGTGCAGCTCCTACAGCTGCGCAGACTGTAGCTTGGGAAGCTCTGCGACCGATGACCCATCCGCCGTCTCCATAATTTAATCTTGTCGCTGATAGAATCTGCTTGGATAATTCTGCCTGATTCCTGTGAACGAATCTCTTTGACGTAACACTGCCGAGAAGCTCGTCGCAGCTCTGTGAATACTCACTTCCGTCGATTGCCACAATCCGGATTCCGGCCGGCTGTAATCTGGCGGCCACGGCGCTGCTCGTTCTCTTTGAGTAGGCCACGCACTCCGTCGGATACATTCGCGTATAAGGCGCAATATCGTTGGCCACAGCTAGATCGTCAAGATTGATTGGATTCTGCCAAGTGTGCAGAAGCTTGACAAAGAATTTGTCATCACCGATCTTCTGTGCAGCGACCAGAGCAGCCGCGCGTCTATCCGGTGCGCAGTCGATGGCCATCCATGTCTGTTTTTCCGGATCGAGATCGATTGTCTCATCCGAGCACTCATTCCATTCTTGCGACGGAATAGCGCTGGATATTGTGGCGACCCATCTGCACAGCACTTCTGTGCGCACGACGTCCGGTGGATCATTGAGCACAGCTTTCAGATTGTCGATGTGGATTGTGTGACCGAGTGATGGATTCGATTGACGCCATCCATCGACGTTGGCGATGTCATCGGTGTGAGAAGACCATTCGGCGTAAAGAATGTCATCTGCTCCGCCGGCAGCTGCGACCATGCCGCGCTCGCGTAATTGATTGAGAATGACTGAGTGTTGATCACCGGCATTCGAATACGTCCAGAGCTGTGGCGCTTCCGCGGCCATCATCGTGTATCGAAGCGATGCCCACGTTGATTCATCTTTCAGCTCACGAGTTTCATCGATGTGGACGAGCTCCGGCTTTGAAATACCACGCGCCGCCGATGCTCCAGCTTTGACCATGTACCGGCCGCCGCCATGTTCGGGCAAAAGTTCAATCTCTTCTGATCCATGTGCCCATCTGATTCGCTTTACCTTTCTCGCAAGCTCCTCATTCTCTTCGATGATGTTGACAAGATCGCGGAATGTTTCAAGCGACGTCGTAAGCCGGTGAGCTGTGCCGATTTGTAGCTTCTTCTGATAGAGAAAAAGATTCGCCAAAATCTGAGACTTCATGAGAGTCGTCTTGCCATTCTGTCGAGCGACCACGATGCAGACCAGCGGATGAGCCGGACGTCCGTCTTCTTTGTATTTACCAGCTTCAATCGTGACCCACTTTTGCCAGTCGAGCATCTTGATCCCGATGGAATCTGCAAAGTCGATGACTTCTTGGCCGCGAGTCGGTAAATCAAGCAGCTTTGAGTGAATTCTAGGCGTTGGAATGCCGTAGAGCACTTCTGTAGTTCTCTCGGTAGCCGGTTGCAGCCTATCTGAGCCTACTACGACCAGTGGCGGTCGTTTCGAGTCGTCTTGAGTCCTAGTCATGGCTTTTCGAGTCGTTTGGTGGTGAAAGAAGACCGC